TCTGCAAATAGGCGTGAGTTGTAACGAGTATTAGCAAGACGTGCTAACTGGTAGACCTTCTCAGCAGAATCTACTGCGTTAGGGTCAAAGAAGTTATCACGGAAAAATGGAACCCTTGCAAACTTAGATGCAAAGCGGTCAATGCGATCTTGGACATAATCCAATGGCATACGGAATGCACCGTCTGCACGTAACTTTGCAGTCTTACGCTCAATCTCACCAATGACGTTGGTTTCGACCTGTTCTAAAAATTCTTTTGGCGTATTAGCAGTTGCTGCTTCACCTGTTCGGTTATCAATAAACTTAGTCTTAGCCATTAGCTGGGCTTCAATGCCACCAATACTGGTCTGGTCAGTGAATACTTCACGGCTAATGCGCTTGCCTGCTTGGTCAAAACGAAGAACCTTATTACCAGTAGTCAATGCTGCAATACGAGTTCTACGCGCTAAGTCCATACGTGGAAGCAACTGAACCTGACGACCTGCTTGACCTTTAAGAGTACGTAGTGCATCTTCACTATTAGCAAGGAAGTTCTTAATTGTGCCAGCTTCGACTACGCCTTCTTTAAGCATAGACTCGATAACATCGTCACCAAACTCTGGAGCAATACGCTTGAGTTCAATAGATGCCTGAACTAAAGCCTGTGGATCTGCTGTACCTTCTTTGATTGCTTTGCGAGCTACTGAATATTTCTTCAATGCTCCAACAAAGTCTGTATCAAATCGCTGTACGCTTGCTACTTGGAAAGCCTTTTCGACATTACCAGCGTTGCCAACAATGTTATCAAGTGCATACTTAGAAACATCGTATGCTTTCTTAGCCTTACCTAATGCAAGTGTTGGATCTGCAAAGATACGAAATGCTGCATCACCTAGACCTGAGATAGTTCTGTAGGCTGCGCCTGAACCTTCCCACTTTTGAGGAAGTAATGCGTTAGCGAGTGCTCGACCTGGAGAATACTTAGCAGCGTTAGCTGCATCTAGTGCATCTTGAAAGAGTGGATCTTTCTTTTGTGCAGCACCTGCTGCAATTTGCTTTTCTTCTTCAGTACCAGTTGCAACAATCTGGTCAAGACTCATACCTTCTGCAACTTTTTGTGCAACAGACATATAGCCTGAGCCAAAAATTTTTGTTGCTGCAGCAATACGTGATGGGCTAAATACCTTGTCACCTTTATCGTTTGCTGTTGTCCACGCTTTACCGATGTCTACATTCTGGTCAAGTGCGATAGCAGCGGTACGATAAGCACGTGTGCTTAAATCTGAAAGTTCTTGTACACCTTTGAAAGCCAATTTAACAGGAGCAGACACAACGGTAATCAATGGATCTACTGTGTAGTGAAGCGCTGTTCCTAACCACCCACGCTTTTGCTCAACATTACCAAAGTTATCCTTCAAGGACTTCTGTTGCTCTGGAGTTAGTTTTGCGTACTCTAACTTGGCAACGTCTGATGGAAGAGATGATAACTTCTGGTGCGAATCTACAGCCTTGATATAGCCATTGATCTGCTGCTGTTGTGCTGGAGTTAGCATTGCTTGAGCAGAGATAGCCTTAATGTTATTGGAAGTTGATCCCACTACTGACCTCTAGATAAAGCCATCTGATAGAGAACAGAAATTTCTCCAGTTGTATCGAATGGAAGTAATGCAGCAAGTGTGTCTGACAACTTACCTTCGGCTGGCTTTGGTGGGCCAGCGATAGTCATAATGTCTTCGTCAGGGCGTTCTGTTGGTGCAAACATTTGTGTTATTGGAGTTGGCTTAACTGCTTCTTTAATATCACTAGCAGGAACTGGACGCGCATCTGGGTTGTTAGCAGTTGGAGCACCTGCGATTTGTTCTGCCATTGCCTTACGATCACCGTAATTTTGTGACGGTGGTAGGTCTTCACGTACGGAGAATTTTCCTGGACCGCCTATTTGTAATGGGCTATCTACCATCGGTATCCTCCTGAATCTTCTCTAAATCGTTTGAAAATTGTTCCCATACTTTGTTTACCTCTGAGTTACGGTTAGCGTTGTAAACAGCTATCTCCATTAACTCTTCTGTTGCTGTATGGATAGAACTTGAAATGTTATGTACTAAACCTGCGAGCACTACTAAAAAATCAGCGAAGTGTACTGAGCGTGGAACTTTGATTTCTTTATCATCCACGCCCAGTACCTCCGTTAGTTAGAATAATATTATCCCTTTTTGACTGCGTTTCCGCGTCGACCTGCTGGCATCATTGATGGTACAACCTTGCCTGGTCCTGCTGGCTTGGAAGTATCCTTCTTGCCCTCAACAGGCTTTGACATAGGTGCTGCTGCACGTGATCTTGTTCTGGACCAGCAGCAGGGGCCGCTCCGCCTTGTTCTGGAGTTGGCTGCGAGGCAGGTACGGGGGCCGCACCTGCTGCTGGAGTTCCTGGTGCTCCTGGCATCATCGCCATTTCTGGAGCTGCTGGTTGTTCTTTAGGTGCAAATGCTTTGCCGATTACGTTCTCTAATTGAAGACCCTTTTGACGGCCTTGGATAACTTCTGCAATACGCGAGATGATCTCGCTAGGGTCTTGACCTTGCGCTGCCAGCGCTGGAATGGCCTGAGCATACTGAGCAACAGCCACGCGCAAAGAATCGCGCATTTCTTCGATATCAACACGTTGTTCCTCCTGCGTCACATTAAGCTCCATAGGAATCTCACGACGTACATAGTCACGAGATACGAGTTTGTCTGAACGCATTTGTAGTAAAGCAATGATGGCGCGGTTTGGGTCCATACCAGACATAATGCCGTAACGAACATCTACGCCATAATTGCCTGCAATTTGTCGTGATGGCACGTACTTCATATTGAATGGAGTACCGTCATCCACGCCCTTGATTTCCTTGGTCATAGAACCAAAGACTTTCTCGTCTACTTCAAAACACATAGATACAAGATCTGTGAACAAGCGAGCAAACTGTGCTTGTGCTGCCTTGATTTGTGTATCAAATCCTGCTTGTAGTGCTTGCACACCACGGCCTGTAACAATAGATGCGTCAATGTTACCTGAGCGAGTCTCTGGGTAACGAGCACCTGTACGTAGTTCACGTTCTAGAACACCAGACTCAGTAAAGACTCCGTTAGGAAGTTCTAGTGGAACACGTCGGATACCTTGAGGATTAGCAGAACGCATAATTGCATCAGGTCCCAATGCCAACTCTTGCACATCCTGTGGGATAGCAATAGGTGCTTGGATAGATTTTTCTGCTGCTTGGATCTGCAATACTGCAAAGCGAGCACGAGCAAGTTGAACTGATAGAACATCATCAAACTGTCCACGTGCTTCGCCATCAATAGATGAACGCATAGCAACACCTGCTAGGCACTTGCCTACTGGGTTAGGAATGTTTGCTAGAACTAGATTCTTGCGCTCTGGGATAAAGATTAAATCTTGGTCTTTGTCGTGGTAGCGAACCAAAGATACATAAGGTGATCCTGGTGAATACACATTGCGTGGCATAATCTGGTCATAGAACTCTGGGTACTGCATAGCCAAAGTCTCAGCATCGGTGGCTAGGACTTGGGTGATGGAGAGGGTACGACCAAATCTATCAATTTCAGGATAAGTACCAAAAGGATTAAGCAGACGTATTCTCGGATTATTGGTTTCATAGTCCATCTCAATTATCGCTGGCAACATACCATAGGTGTTAAACCAGTCAGCACCTGTGTACATCTGGATCTGTAGTTCAGAGGATGCTACGTAGTAGTTAGCGATACGAGTACGAGTATCTGCAGCTTTACGCTGAGAGTCAGAAACCATATTGGTAGCAGCGCAGTTAAAGGATGGCAGTGGAGACATTACCTCTGCTAAGTCACGTGCTGCTACATCTACGAAGTTAGCTACGAGAGGCTTTGGATATTCCTCTGAAAACATTGCTGGGTATACCTTGGAGATGTCACCCTGACGCACAGAGAGCACGTCACGCATTCTCTGGTCACGGGCTGCATAGCGGGTCTGTAGACGGGCTACCTTCGCTGCGACCTCTTTAGTTGATAACAATGTTTCTCCTTAGATGAATGTACGATCTTTCTCTGCGAGCAGTTCATCAATGTTGATGACTGTTCGCTTGCCCTGTTCGTAACGAGACAGGAATGGGTTTTTCATATGGTGTGTAGCGTGGATACCTTGGTTGAGCATCTCACGTGCGCGGATCTCACAGAACCACAGTGCCATCACCATATCTGTCTTACCCTTAGTCGTAGGTGACCAGGTAATAAGTTGTTCGATCATCGCCTTAATGTTTTCAGTTTGGTCACTAGGCATATGAATAAGGTTGTCGCGGTGGTGCTTTCCGTCGTGTTGCTTGGTGCCGAACAAAGTTGACATTGATGCAACGCCAAAGCCTGAATCCCATTTGTTGTTTCCAGTATGGTGTTCCCGCAGTAGCACTCCCCGAGAGGCCAAGTTTGCACGGATGCCTTCGTCTTGGGTAAGGAATGATTGAAACGCATTCTTCTCCACGATCCATTCACTAGGACTATAGAGGGAAGTCCAGTCAAATATTAGTTGACGGATTTGAGCAGGCGTTGGGCGAGTAATTTTAATAGCGTCAACGATATAGCGTTTATGGCTAACCCGATCAATAGCGTAGCAAACGGCGGCTGTATCACCAACCATAGCGGGATCAAGACCACAAATAAAACTAAAGCCGTTCGTATCGCGTGGATGACCAGGGTGACCAGGAACCAACCTACCTGCTTTACGCATTCCATCAATAGAACCTCTCACACATACTGGATCAAAGATGGCATCATCTGAAATATCTTGTTGCTGGTAGACCAGCGCCCAAGTAGATGCGTCCATCGCTTGACGTTCGTTGTAGAGGTTACGACCATTCCA